ATGTTGATCGGCGGAGTAACGCCAACGTTATCTTTCCATCCGTAGGTGGCTGGATTCGTCAGAAAGATCGACCAGTCGGCAAGCGACCTATAGAACGGCTTTAATGCGTGCGGCTTGAGTTCCCATCGGTTTTGCGTTTCACCGCGATTAATGAAGTATGTGGCGAGAAACTCATTGACGGTTTTCGCACGGTCCAACAGTACCGCATGATTCGCAAACTCGATTCGATCGTTCGGGGCTGGCGTTCCTGTCGCGCACAATTTCCAATCAAGTCCACGGCCCAACTCAATCAGCCGCGTACCCCATGCACCGTAATGGCTTTTCAGCATGGATGATTCATCGAGAATCAATCCTGACAGTCTTCCAGGCTCCAGCCCTTCGCGGATCGCTTCGTAGTTCGTGATTCCAATTTGCGAATCAAGCGAGCTTGCTGAGTTCAACCAGTACTGCAGATCGAAGGCTTTAACTCGACCGATCGGGAATGATTCGCCGTACCACCGGATGGCTTCGTCGACCGTTTGACGACATACCATCAACGGGGAAACAATCAGCACTTTGCCTTTTGTCTGCTCAGCACAATGGCGAGCGAACTCCAGAAGCATCAACGTTTTGCCAAGTCCGCAGTCAGCGAAAATAGCATACTTGCGACGCTCAACAGCGATCCGAACAATGTCTGCCTGGTAGTCGAACAGGTTGACGGCCGGAGTGTATTTCTTGCCCGTCTTTCGCTTTGACTTCACGCCGACGAGTGAGGCGTATTCGTCAGGGACAATTGCGGCCGATCCCTTGAACTGGTAGATCGGACATTTGCGTACAGCTAGAAAACGTGCGTAGTCTTCTGCTGAACGTGTATTGAAGTCGATCCTCACGCTTTCCGCCCCTTAAAATACTTCGCCGCGATCCGCCACAACACGCCCTGCCGACTTTCGCCGGTCTTCGCTGATTCATCCGCCAAAGGCTTTTGCAGTTCCGGCGGAACACGCAGCAGCAGTTGAGGATTGCCTTTGATTTTCTTTGTCACTTCACGTTCTCCAGTTCCTTTTTTAGCCGCAAGACTTCGGCGTGGTTGCCGTCGTGCTGAGCGTAAATGATGCGGGCTTGCAGGTTTCGGATTGTTGGGGCTGGTCTGCCAGCCCCTTGTCTTTTTTCTTTGGTCATTATGCTGCCTTCGCTTCCGCCACCACTGTTCGCCACTCTCCAAGACTGAAGCCAACCGCTCGAAACATTCGGCTGAGCATCTTTGCGTCATTCTCGTCGTTTCCTGTGAGCCAAGGCTTGATCATGTTGATTGTTTCTGGTGTGTTGATCATCGTTCTTTTCCTCGTTTGTGTTTTGCGTCTCGATGCGAGCATGATATCACTATCGGCAGGGGCGTCAATGGGTGGTGATATCATTTTGCTGGATTGTGGAAAAGATTTTGTTTTGCCCGTGTTTTTATTGGGTCGTCTGGTCAGCATGACCGCCGAACGGCTCGCGGCTGGCTAGTCATTTGACATTTTGCCCGTCCGCGTCAATCCTGTTAACCATGAACCCGTCCCGCCGAATCGCCCGTGACTTACGCGCCTGCATTTTCGCAGGCCCGATTCTGCTGCTGATGTGGTTTGCCAGAGGGTGTGCGTGATGGCCGATGTCACTGCAAAGCATTGTCCCAAATGCAAAAGCAATGTTATGGCAGTCCGGCCAAGCACTAACCATGCACTGCACTTGTGCATTTCATTTTTCACACTGGGAATGTGGATTCCGATTTGGGTTTTATCGTCCGTCAAATTCGGCGGATGGAAATGTCCAACGTGCGGCAGTAGTTGCTAATCATTAAACACAGCGAGGACTGCAGGTAGCTCGCAGTCCTCTCCCAGTGCTGTGCATCCCCGCCGCTTTTTATCCGCTTCAGGGGATTAGTGTTCTCATGACCAGACGGGCCTCGCTTGCCACGCCTCTACGTCTTTGGCTTTCGTCTCAACATACTGTTCTGTGTTGACGTGCGTAATCATTCTGACTGGCTCATTGGGATTCGTGACATAGCCGACCCGCCAGCCGCGTCGCGTGACTTGATGCGACCTCCAGCCGTCTTCGTCCGCATGGTATTGTCTGCCATCGTCTGCGAATGGATACGGGCCAATCTCCTTGGCCAGTGCGGGCCTGATTGCGAAACATCCGCCCGCAAGATTCATAAACCCAGTCGCGTCGCGGAACTGAATGTCTTTAACCTGCTGCACGGGCGAGTTCATTGCGTTGGACATAAGCGTCCGGCCTTCCTCGGTTCCGCTGTAATCAACTCCGCACGCTCCCAGCTTCGGAATGCGGTCGAATGCACATGCAATGAAGTGCTGCCAGTTTTCCCCTGGAAGAATGTCATCGTCGATCGTCACGTAAATGTCATGCTTTGCCGGATCGAGCAGTTCAGCCAGAGCTTTATTGAGTGCGTGACACTTCGAGGGCGTGCCGTCCAAGATGTGGAACTCTGTTGGATAGGTGAAGGACATTTGCAGTTCGTCGATTGTCGCCTGAGCCACCGCCAGTCGATGTGTCGGGACTACGACCAAAAAACGCGGCCCGGCTGGTGCTGTCGGTGCGTGTCGTTCGTTCTGCTGTATGACGTGCTTCAGCAGGGCTGGATTCCGATGTTCTGTATAGTTTCCGCTGGCTGTCCCAGAGTCCGCAATGGCTCGCAGGATTGCTCTTAGGTTGATTGGAATTCGCTTTGAATCAATGCCGCTTCTTTTGACTTTGCGATATCGTGGCAGCGTTGACGATGCCGCGTCACCATGACGAACCCAGATCCAGCCAACCGCATCGGAGACGACCTTTGTTTGCCATCGCTTGTGGTATCCCCAGTGCTGTTCCTGATGTGGGTCTTTGTCGTGATCAGTTACCAGTGTCACAAACTGAATGCCCGGATGGTGCAAGAGGTAGCATGTCTCGCGCCAGAAGACGTAGCCGTTCGGCCAGATGAGATTCCACTCGCCTGACTCTGGAGCGGCTTCGCGTGTCCGCTGGCAATACTCTTTACAGATCACGTCATCATCGTCCATGCGGCTGACGATTTTTCGCCCCTCTGGAAGCTCCCAGTTCTCGCGGTAGAGTTTCCAGTTCGGCCGGTAAAGCGGCTTAACTTCGCAACCTGTCGACCGGAAAGCCTCAAGCCTCTCAGCCAAGAACGGATCGTCAGGATTGACAGCGATGTGAATCACTGGCTTAACCGTCTGGAATGCCAGCGATGGTATCGCAGTGTGGCGAGAAATCTCCAGTCGTCGCTCCGATAGCCTGCGGTCAGTGTAGGCAGACTGAATGATCATGATGTGAGGAATCATTGAGCCTGCTTCTCGATGTAGTCTCTGTGCGTTTCCAGTGGCCGACGCTTTACAGTTCGTGGCCCCTTCTTTGTGATGATGTAAACCGGCTTCGACGCCTCGTGTTCCGCCTCGACGCTCGAAGGAGTCGGAAGCCGTTCGGCGAGAAAGTCATGAAGACCATCACACCAAGCTGGCTCGGTGTTGTTGATGACAGTCGTGTTTGCGGTGAGTCGTTTGTACGTCTCTTTGTCTGCCTGATGCTGAAAGCGTGCGAAGAATGGCCGCGTGCGTTGCGGAGTGCCTCGATAAACATTGCCGTACAATACCTCCCACAGCATGGTATGCTCGTGCAGGTTGAAATCGTCAAACATTGCCCGCAGTTTGTCCTTCTCCAGCCAGTGCGGCAGGTGTGTAGCATAGTCGTGTTGAGTTAATCCACGAGCCGCCAGAGCTTCCATTGACGCTGTCTTACGCTTCTGCCAACTGTTGCTGTCGTTCGGTCGCCACGGTTCCGCACGCGGCGTCTTGATGTCGTTCAGTGTGAACGGCTTCAGGAAATAAATGTCGTCCATCATCCACACGCACTCAGAATCAATTTCGGCATGTGTCGCGATGTAAAACACCTTGCCAAGCATGTCGCGAAAGGCTCGATTTGGCTTCGTGTGCGGAACTCTCTTTTTGATAATGACGTGACCGTGATACCAATCCGGACGATCACCGATAATTGTGATTTTTGCCTTGCCCTGAAAGAACGTCTCGACTGATCTGATGGACCATCGAAGTTCGTCGGCTTGTGCCCCGCCGTCCCAATAGGGCCAGACGAATTGAGTGACTTCAGGTTCTGGAACTCGGTGCTTTGTTTCACCGCATCCGCCGCATGGTTTTGGATTGGCAATATATTCACCAGTTCTGGCTTTGTGCAGCAGCAGATCAGTAGTTTGCGAAAAAAAGTCGCCTCGTGGTTTTCGCTCTTCAGTTGCGTAATGACAATACTCACAGACGTCGGCTGGAATCAGCCCGTCGTGAATGAGATCGTGGTGGTTTGTGCAGACGATAAGTTCGCCAGATAGTTTTCCGCGATAAATACACGGCTTCATGCTGGCCTCACTGTAACAGTGCCATGGTTGCAACGAGTGGACGATCCCGTGAACGTACGGTATGACAGAGAACCACTGTAGAAGCATCCGGCCACAGTCGTGAACGTGTAGTCAAAACAATCCGCTCCGTCAGTACCGAATGGGCCGAGTGCCCCGTAAAGAATTGAGCATTCTATTGTCGTATTCGGACCAGCGGCGTACATCGCTAATTGAATGCGCGGGTTCGTTGTGTTTGCGCAGCTTGGCGGGGTTCCGTTTGCTGTAGATAGGTTGCTCGCCTTTTCTACTGAATCCCATATTCTGCAAAGTGACGGTACGCTGACTGTGCATGGCGTTGAGGTTCTCGCACTGATGTACAATAAATATTCTTTATTCATCCCAGAGCAGCATGAATTATGTGATGCGTTGATGCCATTCCATCCAGAAAGTGTCACAACCCATTTAGCTGGCACTACAGCACAAACTCCGCAAGTTAATGGATCAGTCGACAAAACTCCGTCGCTCGCTGAATCACTAGGGGGCAAAGACTGGCTTGTGCTCGGCGGCAATGACTGACTCGGTGGAACCGATTCGCTCGGCGGCGTTTCGCCACAATGGCAGCATCCCAGCAGCATTAGACGCTCCCTGACGATGCTGAACCACCCGGACAATCAGCCGCGTATAGTTGCCATTCGCCGTCGATCATTTCAGCCTTGCCATATGTGCCAGCGTCAACGCTGATTTGCGTAAAGCGATTCACGATAGTTATCGAGTCAGTGGATAGCGTGAGGTCTCCATCCGTCTTCCTGCGAAGAATTCTAGCCGTTGCTGTGCTTGGGTCTCGCTTTGTGTTTACGGCTGCTGGCAGGTCTGACGTGAGAACGACTTGTATGCGGCTCATTGAACCGCGTGGTCTGATTTCCGTGTAGGTGGTTTCCCCAGTGCTGATTGATTGCAGCAATGATCTCGCATCTTCTGCGTTAAATCCATATGTTCGCTCGTCTGGCATGTTAGCCTCTCAGGAAACTGCTAAACGAAACTGCTTCATAAATATCAAACTCCAGCACGCTTGGCGCAGTTCCGACAGCAACCTTTGCTCCGGCTCCATTGAGACCTCCGAGAATCACGTTGCTATTGTCGTCCAAATACGGCTTGTGCTTTCCGCCATCCAAATAGACAGTGCCAACATCCAGCCGTTTATGCTTCCACGTTTGGTCGTTGTATCGCAATGCGTATCGCGTCAATCGTTTACGTGATCCGTAATAAAACCCCACTACAGATGACAGCACAGTGCACAAGAGCGTTTTTTCCAACTTGCCCTTGAACGTGCCGTTGTTTACGACTTCGTTTCGGTCAATCACTTCCTCGTCTGTGTCAGTGTCTGGCTCAAACTGGTAGAACTCCCAAATCGGAATGAATCGCGATCGGACAACGCCCGTTTCAAACGGCTGCCCAGCACTGTTGGCAATACGAGCACCGCTTTGATCTGTCGTCACGATCTCCTGCAATCGTTCGAACTTGGTTTCATAAATTGGAACCCATTCGATCGGGTTAGAGCTGACGCTGGTTCCTGATGATGCCGTGGACGATTGGCCCTCGGACACCTCGGAACTGAATGTTGCTGTAACGTCCCAGAGTTTGCGCTGGTCTTCTCTTCGCGTCGCGTCAAGTCCACGGCAGATGCAAAACCCGCTCGATGATGTGCTAACGTTTACAATCGGCAGGCCAGCGGTAGCCAGCACTTCAAGCCTCGGCGTGTTGACCGAGTCACACTCAACGAGAAAATGGTACTCTTCCTCTAGTACCGCTATTCCTCCCGAAGAGCGAATGCTTGATTTGCCTTCGCTTTTTTCGCCTCGCAGTGTTGTTGCCATTACGGAACCTGCACCCCTGTTGCCTGAATAGACAAATCGAGCTGAGTTGCTGTTGATGCCGTGCCGAGTCGGGTCACGTAGTCGCCAGTAGATCGGTCGGCGTTTGGCATGATTCCGCCAGCCGTGTCGGACACAAGATAAGTTTCGCCGACTGTCATTGTGGTGCCGACAAGAATGATTGATCCGCCAACGGCAACAAGTCCATAGCCATCTGTCACGCCAGGCGTCATTGCGATTCCTGTCGCCGCTGCCAGCGTTGCCGATGCGTTCGCGTCCGATGCGACGTACTTGCTGGAGCTGAGGGAAACTGGCTGCCCGACTGCTACGGTGCCGCCGTATTGCAAGGTGCGAACCTGCGTTGTTGATGTGGGCCTGACTGCGGTGATTCCGCTGAGATCTGCCATTATCGAATTCTCCTGAAGCCGTTTTCCTTGGCTTCTCTTAAGAGGCTATCCATGATCGCAATTTGCCGCGTTGCTAATGCGTTTGCTGCCTGCTGCTCTTTAAAAAGCTGCTCTGCCTTCCATGCAATCTGAACTTCGCCCGGTGTAGGCTGATCCGGGACTGCCGCCACGCTCATCTGACGATTGATTTGATCCGCTGAAAACTTGGCCGCTTCGGCCGATCCAACCTCAATGCCAGCACCCGGACCGGCCGCAACATCCGCCCGCCTTTGCTTGTTCTTTTCTTCCTGCTGAGCAAAGTAATCCATCGCAGCCTTGCGAGCCGTTTCCATGTCTCGCTGAAATTGCTCTTCGGCTTGCTGTGCTGCTCGCTCTCGCTCTTTCTTGCGATCTTCAGCCGCCTTTTTGTACATTTGTTGCTCGTCTTTGTACTTCTGTTTCTGCTCTTTAAACCAGTCGTCTTTTGCTTTTTTTTGGTCTTCAATCGCCTTCATTTGCGAATCATGCGCCTGCTCTGCAGCCTTGCGTTCTGCAATGGCAACTTCATTTACCACAGTTTTCTTTTGCTGAAACTCTTCATGAGTTCGCTTTTCTTTTTCAAATGCCGCTTCTCGTTCTCGCTGCTCCAGCAAGTCAAGAAACTTGTTCATTTCTGTGGTATCGACCGTGAAGTTTGTGACGCTGTTAATCAGATCTGTCACCACGGCGATTGCGAACCCGAGCCCCTGCGATATGCCGTCAACAAGGTTAATGACCGCATCGAGAATCGGTTTCAGTCTGGTAAAGGTGTCGAGCAATTGAATAAGCAGCGGCCCCATTGCTTGCCCTGCGGATGCGGCTTTTTGCTCAAGGTCGCTGAGTGCGATGTTAAGCTTGCCGCTCACCGTGCCCGCAAGTCGCTCGGTCATACCGTGAAACATGCCGCCTTCAGATGTCGCGTCCTGAAACGCCTGGCGGACTTCCTGTGCCGATATCCCGCCATCCTCCATTCGCTTTTTCAGCTCAATCATAGATTCGCCGGTAGTCTTGCTGATCTGCTGGAGCGGATTAAAGCCAGCGTTGATCATTTGCAGCAAGTCTTGACCCATCAATCGACCGGCTGCGGTCGTTTGTGAAAATGCCAGCGACAGCATTTTGAATCGATCGTTGTTGCCGCCTGTGACATCTGACAGCATCTGCAGATTCTTTTGCACGTCCTGCGCGGCGACGCCAAAACTCATCATGGTTTTTGTAGCGTCTGCAGCATTGCTAAACGTAACTGGCGATTCGGCAGCAAACTTGCGAATCTGCTCGAACAGCAACTGGCCATCTTTTGCACTGCCGGTCAGCACTTCAAATGCAATCGTGGCGTCCTCGACTTGGGACGCAAGGTTGATCGATTTGGCTACGGTCTGCACGGTCAGATACGCTGCCGCCATGCCCTTGATTGCTGCGATTGCCGATGATGATGATACCCCCGCTTCCTTTGAAGCCTTGGTCACGTCTCTGATCGCCGGTGCGGCCTGCTCGTGCTTTCGCTTCAAATGTTCTACCGCGTTTGCATACTCGACTGACTTCTTACCAGATTCGCTAAACGCACGATTCAGCAGTCCCAGCTCCTGCTTAAACTTTTCAGCAGGAGGAACCGATTGCCGCATGATCGTGGCGACTTTTGTTACCTCGCTCTTCGCGAGGTTTGCCCCCTCGCTGAAGTTCGATACGTCCATTCCAAGACGAACATTGAGTGCGGTAATTGTTGTCATGAGAAACCGAAAGCCCGCTTGAGAATGTCAGTTTGTGCCTTTGGGTGACTAATGCCGCGTGATTTTAGCTTTGTCCGTTTCTGCCACTTCATTGAATCCGATGGCATAAAATCGACCACGCTTAACGGATCGACCTTTGCCCCTCGTGTTGCCGCCATCATTACCGTGTTGCTGTGAATCATTGCAGAGACAGACGCGAATTGTTCCCAGTGCGATCCAAACGGCTCGCACTGGTAATACGCCCACCACACATCAAACACCCGATCCGATATCGAATCCAACCACGCCTCTGGATCGTCTATTCCAAGCTCAAGGCAGACTCGGCAGGCAAATCTGAGACGGTGGTTTTGTCGGACTCCCCCAGCGTTGTCGACGCCTCACTAACGATGGCAAACTTCTGACACTGCTCCGACAACTGCTGATAAAACGCAAGATCAATTGAGCCGAGTTGTTTCGTCTCTGTGTCTTTAAACAACCGCTCGCCTTCTTCGTCGATCCACATGCGTGCCGTCAGCAGCATGATTGCATCGTTTAGGTTTGTCGCATTCCACTTGCCATCCTTGTCAACCAAAGACATTTGGTATTGCGAGTGCTCCAGCGGCGTCGGCCGCTGAAGCCTGACCTTATGCCCGCAAACTTCAATGTCCTTTGTTGCTCGTTTCGTCAACTTTCCTAACGTCGCTCTCGTTAGTGTCATTACTCTTCATCCTCGTTTGGTTCGAGATCGGGATCGACCGGCATAACAACGCCGCCGATTTTCAACGCTGCTGTTTCATTCACAGCCTGAATCAATTCAGCCTTTGTTGTTTCGCTGAATGACACAATGCACTGCAGCCATGCGTCAGGCGATTTCGGCAAGTATCCGACCTGCACGTCATCGCAAAACACGATCCATTGCTCGTGATCCACTGGCGATCCGTTAGGAGCTTCGCCGATGTGGTCAATCAATTTAATTTGCATCATGTCTCTCGTGTCTGTGATAGGGTTTCGCCAGTCATTTTCAAGGTGAACTCACAATCCATCGTTTCGTTGTTTGCCAACTGAGGAAACGCCACACGGCTGAAGAACGCCTTGCCTGTGATCGTTCCGCGTGTTACTCCGCTGGTTGCTGTGCTGAGCTGCGGAAGCGTGACGGTCACAGTTGCGACTGTTCCGTCAATTGGCGGCAGTCCCAAAGATGGACTGAACCGAACCACGCCGCTAATCTCGTTTGGCGTAGCCAAATCGTGTGGGTCATTTCGGGTGAATCCAGTGTCTGCCAGCAATGTCACGTCGCGCTCACCGAGCGTCCATTCCCCTGGATTAATGGAAACAACATTTCCAGCCCACGCTGTAGTGATGCCGGTCGTCTGTGCTCCACCCAGTGTGATCGTTGCTGTGTTGCCGGTCTTAAATCGTGTTCCCGTTGCCATTTTACACCGTTTCCTGATATGCGATCATATAGTCAAAAATCGTTAAATATCGATGCTCCTGTGATCCATCAGTCGGCCGCTCATCCAGCGTCTGGATGCCTCCTGTGATCATTACAGATTCAATCGACACGCCGCCCATTGCTCCAGTGTAACCCTGTAAATCACTTGCCCTGACCGCTTCTGCAATCAGGTTCGCACCAGCCCGCGTTGAGGCAAATGCAGTAAACTCGATTCGGCTTCTGGCAATTCCAGACAATCCGTTAATGAGGTGATCGTGCGTCGTGCTGATAACCGTGTACGTCAACGCTCCACCTGTCCTGATTGTGTATCCTTGCGGCAGTACATCCGGGAATATGCGAGTCGATACGGCGGCTGCTACGCCGACATTCGCCGCTAGATATCCCCTGACTGCACTACCAAGATCCGCCATTATTTTGCCATCCGATTTGCTGCGGCTTCAATTCCTGACTTCAAAGACGAAGTCACGGCCGCCGATGCCGCTGATTTTGTTTCGTCTGCCGTTTTCTTCACAAACTGATTGACCTTGCGAATTGTGCCAGCATCACGCCCCCACAAAACCTTTCGCTTATGATCTTTTGAAAACAGGTTTCCATGCCCGCCGCCGTCACTGTAAGAAGGCCCGACCAAACCAATCCGGCCAATCAACACACCCAGTTTTTTCTTTGGCCTTACTACTGATCGAATCGTCGTTTTGAGTTTTTTCGCACCACTCCAGCGACGTTTTGTTTTTGTTGATTGTTTTTTGCGTGAACCGTCACTTTCTGGCGTGTTGGCAAGCATGGCCGCTTCAACTGGCACCGTTCCAGCCTGTATTGCGTTCTCAATAACCGTACTTCGAATGACAGATTCCAGTTGCTCTAATTGCTTCAGGAATTTGTTGCCATCAATAAGCTCCATCCCAATCGAAACGCGAGCCATTACAGCACCACCGATTTGCAATAGAGTTCTCGATAGCGATCCATGCCCTGAACTGCTTTAACGTAGACGATCCAGAAACGTTGCCCGTCAATGTCGATCGCCATTTCTGGCGTGTAGCCGTCCCGATAACGCACTGTGAATATGGCACTGATTCCGGCCTCCACTTGTCGCCCTCGTGCTCCTTCGCCGCCTGTTGTTGGCTCGTATTTCGCTGGCTCATCTGACAACCAAGTGCTAAGCGTGACGACTGGCTGCCCGGCTCCGTCCTGTGTCGTGCCTTCCACGCTCACCGTAATTCGGTGCCGCATCGTTCCAAGTCGAAATTTTCGTTCAGGGCGGAAAGTCATGGATAACTTGCCCTCATTTTCTTTGCCACGAGTGCTTCATAAGCCCGCCGCTCGCCCGATGCCGCAATCATGTCTCGGTCTTCAAATCGATTTGCCAAGCTCAGCTTGATTGCCATTCGATCGAGTTCCGGACACGCGCGGGAGTCGCTGCCGTATCCTGCGGTGTAAGTAATCTTGACCGCTTCGCTTCTCCCCTGCACATCGGGTTTTACAAATGTGTCAAGAAAACGCACCTCGTCGCTGTCTAGGTAGTAATTGGTCGATGAAACGGTTTGCGTTGTTCCTGTTGTGTCAACGTAGGTCACTGAGGAAATTGCAATTGCTGGCCGCACCGACAAAACGACGGTAGACAGAAACTTTGGCAGCCGATGTTCCAGCGTCCGCGTAATCAATGCAATGGAGGTGTCGCGTTCCCATTCCTCGCGAGCCGCTGCAATCATCGACGCCAGCTCTGTGTCGTGACTATCGTCGCTTGCCCCGATGCTGAGCTGTGCCTTGGCCTCTGCGATCGTCACTGGCTCGGTCGTCGGAGGAGTCACCACTCGAACCGTATGGCGGATTTCTTGATCCTTCTCCCGCGTCGCTCGGTCCGGGTAATAATCTTGCCACGTTGTTCCGTTGCAAAACATCAAAGACGCCTCCGCCAATTACATCCAATTCAAACCGAGACCCAACGCGATACCCGCGCCAGTCCTGCATCAATTCGACCTGCATGAGTCAATCCATTCGTTCGGGTATGCGTGAACGGCTTCGTATGTGTTCGGCTCAACCATGACTACCATTTCTTCCATATGCCCGATTCGCGTTTGCGGATCAAGATAGACCGTGTTACCGGCCGCTTCCCACTGCTTCCAAAACCAAATGTCATCATCAATGCGAAGGTCGCCCCATTCGCCATTCTCATCTGGTTTCGACCAAAACCAAGGCTTTGCAACGTTCTTGAGCTTCTTCAAATCAATCACGGTCAGCCCGAAATGTGCTGTTGAAACCTGCAACGGCGTTCCGCCCACCTCTGCTGTCGATTGTCCTTTAATGCTTGCCAGCATCGTTTTGTTTCCACGCCGGATCTGCATGGATGCCAGTGCGTCGATATGCGGATTGGCTTCCAAGGTCTGCAGCAATCGCATAATGTCGCGATCTGTAAACAGTGAATCACCGTCACAGATCACCGCAATATCAACGCCTTTTTCTACGGCGTGTTGCAACATTCGTTGCATACACTGCCCATAAAAAACGCCCTGCGAATCCTGCAGCGGAATTTTGGCCGCCACAAAAGCCGCGTCGATGTAATCACGGCAGAAACAGTTGATGTATCGCGGCGAGGTCATCATGCCGCACACTTTTACCGATTTTGAGGTCACTCGTTTGCTCCGGGTGTTTAGGGGTGATTAGCCAATTGCGACAAAGTCGGCCTGTCCTGTGGTGCCTGATGGCATCGTGTCCATCATCAACTCTGCAACCGCAGCCAATGAGACCACGCTGTTTGTCGTGTGCGTGCCAGGTGTCGCGAACAAACGCACGTAACGTTTTCGTGTGCCGTCGTTGTTGATGTGAAACTTTGCATCTCGGCCAGTCGCCGTTGACAGCGTCACGGACAACTGCATCGTGCTGGTGCTAATGTCAGTGAAATCGCTGGTTGTAGTCGTGTCGGATTCCTGAATCTTGACGACTACTGGAGCCGCGTTCGTGTTTGCTGCAACTGACGTGGCCAAAATGATTGTTGCATAGTCGACATTCTTCAGGTCGACGATCGATCCAGCCACAGTCGCCGTTGCAGCGGCCGTCTGTGCTGACAGTGCAATCACTGCCTGAGTTCTCTGATTTGGTTTCATGTGATCACCTTATGAAAATGTGTGCGATTGGTTTTAAAAAGACCGGAACGCCAGCAAGCCAACGTTCCGGCCGGGTCCACCCGGAGCGACGAGTGGGTCAACTATCAGCCCATCTGGATCATCAGCAGCGGACCAGCAGCGTCGGCTGTTCCGCGCTCATGCACGTTGATGTCAAATCGTTCCGTGACTCGCAACGCCAAAGCGTCTTGAGCAAAGTACAACGATTCGTCAGCCCGAAGCGTCACGCCACGACGTGTGCCCATCGTTGCGGCCATTGCAAGATCGCCAAAGTAAGCGATCTTTGTCGTGGTTGCGGCGGTCGATGGCAGGGTCTGAATAAACCGCACCGGATAGCCAAGAAACTGCAGCACTGGTCCGTTGCCAAGATCCTGCACAGTGTTTCCACCAGCCGCCATCTGCAGACGGCCCATTGACGCATGGTAAACAGCCTTGTGGACGTACCACGCTGGCTGAATGCCTGGAAATTCTGGCAATTTGCCGACCGCTTCTTGGAACGTGCCGATCAGCAGGTTTGCCAATGCGGTGACGCCAGTTGCGGTGACCACGGAGCCTGCCGCCAGTGCGTTTGCAACGCCGGTGATGCCGCCGTAAGTGCTGGTGCCATCGCCAAGGAACCCGCAGGAGTCTTCGCGAACCGCCAAAGCATAGGCGAATTCGCGAGCGTAGTAATCAGCAACTGCGATGATGCTGTCTTCGTTCAGTTCGCTGGAATACTGCGTCAAAGCAGCAAGTTTCTTGGCTTCCAGTCGCACCTGATCGAGTGCCGTTGTCGACGCTGTGATCGTGTCATTCTGGCCAACGAAATACGTGGTGAATCCAGACACACGACGAGGCACAAGCGAAACATCCGAAGTCATTGGCCAGTTCATCGCATAGCGACGAAACATGCCAAACTCTTCTTTGAGGTCAATCAGGGCATTTTCCAGCACTTCGGGCACGAGATAACCGCCCTTGCTGTTGTCGTCGCTGCTGTGCTGCATCGAAACGCCGTGATCTTTCAACCACATCTTTGACTTGTCATCGTTGCCGATGGCTGCCATCAAAAAACGGCCGGTCAGATAGGCGTTTGCTTCCGCATCGGGGCCTTTAAAGTGCTTGACGGTGCCGTGACGCTTTGCAGTCGCTGGAACAAGCACCCGAGGAGGCTCTGTGGTCGCAAGTGCTGTGCTGCCGGTCTGGCCGCCGACTTCGATTGATCCAATCGAGCGAACACGTGCGGCTGCGTTTGCGTTGACGCGAGCAGCTCGTTTTTCGTCGGCGTACAATTTCTGCAGAACGCCGGGCTTGTCGTCCGTGCCCTGAATGCGATCCACTTCGGCGGCTTCTTCTGGCGTGAAGTCGCGGTTTTCTTCCTTTGCGAGAGCGACGATGGTATCAACCTTGCCAAGCTCTTCGTCAATCTGCTCGCGAATTACTTTAAGATTCCAAATCATTTCCATAGTCCTTAGTCGATTGTGATGCCGACTCAGGCCATGAAAAAAGCGGCGCAAAAAGTCGGCGAAATGTTTTCGCTTTGACTTTTCCGGCCGCTAACGAGTTGCTCAGAAAAATTGTGTTCGGTGCGGGATGACTCCCCGCGTGCGTGCATCTAAGCAGATTGTCGGAATCGTGTCAATGTTTATTCTTTTAACGTAAACACTAAATCTGGCTGTTCCACCATCCGGCCGGGCAATCGCGATGCCTCGTATTGCTCAAACTGCGACATCCATTGCAGAATGGCTGCCTCTGAATTATCTGGTGTTCCTGTGTAGTGACAAAAGCCAGCCCCGTCTGCTTCCAGTTGAATGTACCCGATCATGCCGTCGTTGATCATCGGTTCGAGCGTCTTGAGAATTGCAAAGTCCATACCCTGGGCATCGATCACTAGGCAATCAATCTGTGTGACTCCCAGCATCTGCAAAACATAGTCGAGCCGCACAACTTGCACATAGATCGCTGTGGTGTTGCTGAAATCTACATTCCGCCATGTGCCCTCAGCCTGTGCTGTAATGTTGCCGAGCGACGACGATAGCCCATCAGTGTTATACAGATTAAATACACATTCGCCATGCTCCTCCCCGCAGGCCGCTTCGATCACGATAGCCTTTGGCTGCATTGCGTACCTTTTCCGGCACGCTTCAGCAGCCTGCGGAACCGGCTCAAACATGATCGTGCGATCGTGCATGTCAACAACACAATCCAGTGTTTTGTCTGGCATGTTTTGCCCAACAATTACCGCAGTTCCCATTATCGCTCCTTGTCGTACCAGCCCTATCGTCCAAACATCGCCTTGATCTGCTGTAATCGTATTTCGCGCGATGCAATCGTTGCTGGCGTCCGACTTCCTGCCGTTGGCTCGTTGGTCTTTTCGCCTTCCGGCTTGCTGCCATACATCGCCTTTGCGAACTTTGGAGCGTCTACGACAATATCTCCGACCTCTGTCGCAAACCCGGCCGCAACTGCTTCTTGTGCCGTGTACCACGTTTCCGCGTCGAGAATGGCAACTATCTTCTTGCGGTCCTTTTTTGTCCGGTCCATGTAGGCGTCCAGAATCGAATCACGATACTTGTCGAGAACGTCAGCCGTCTTCCGAAGCTCGGCGGCACTTCCCATCGCCATCGTCCACGGATTGTGAACCATCATCATGGCGTTTTTCGCCATCACGACGCGATCACCAGCCATTGCAATATAGCTGGCAATTGAATACGCCGACGAATCGACGACAACATCGACGCCGCCCTGATGTCGCTTTAGTGCGTTAAAGATTGCCCGACCTTCGTCCACGCTTCCGCCAGGAGATGAAATTCGCAATGTGATTCTTCGGCCTGACATCTTTGCCAGGTCTGGCAATACTGTCGCCGCGTCAATCATTCCCCACATGGAAGAGCCGATTGCGTCGTAGAGAAAAATTTCGCCGGTTTCCTGATCAGCTTGGTACATGGTTGGCAACCTTTTCGACTAAGGAGTCATGAACGAAAATTGAGTTGACTCGTGTCGTCCCGAGTCGCGTGTAATTGAAATCACAAGCAATCGAATAAATGGTTTCGGCGTTGTCTTGAATCTTGAAGCCTCCATCGATCTCAATGCCTAGCAGCCACGCTGGAACACGCCCTACATCATCCGTATTTGCAGGATGACATTTGTCGAAGTGTTCCACCATCAGCATTCTCGGTTTGTGATACGTCAAAATCTGCTCCATGATGACGCGGTCGACGCTGTCAACGTCAATCACGCACAGCATTAAGTTGTCACCAAGGTGGCAACTCGTGTTTAGAACGAACGCTGCGCGAAGATTCGCTTTTGGAAACTTTTTGTGAAGTTTTTCAAGGGACTCTGAATCCCGTTCAAACAGCACGCAATCAAGCCCGTAATTGTAAAACGGTTCGATCGTCAACGGCAGCCCCTCGCCGTCGCCAGCCCCGACTTCAACGCACTGGCCCGGCTTGTTAACTAGGTTCGCCAACGCAACCAAAATTCCCTGTTCACCAAACTGCCATCCGCCTGACGTTTCTGTCAGCCACTCAAACTCACACCGATCGGCCACAAATCCTTCCGTCATACTGTCGCTCCAAGTATGTAGTCCGCCAAATCCTCAACCCGCTCGCCCCACGATGCCGTGAGTTCCCCAACTGCGTCTGGAAGTGCTTTTGCCGCCGTCTTGCTCATGACTTCAATCAAGGCATCCTGTGAGATTCGGCAGTGCTCAGCGGCCGCGTATGGCGTTCCTCCGAGTTGTTCGCAAACATCGCCCAGCGTGTGTTGCCATTTTGCGTAAAACTTTTCAACCGACTGAATCGGCGTTTTTGTTTTGACCGCTGCTGCCACTCGCTGTTGTTCAATAGCCAGCAACGGCCGCAATCGTGAAATTACGGCCATTCGCTGCACTGCTTCCGTCTCTGGATCGTCCTCCGGCTCAGGATCTTCTGGAACGTCCGGCGAATCCTCTTCCATTGGTGCCGTCACTGTGATTGCTGGATTCTGATATTCATCCCCGCCGTCATAGGGATTCATGTCCAGTTTTTCGCGTGCCTCATTCGGGCTGATCACCGTTGCCGCAATTAGCTTCGTCAGGTATTCGGCCTGTTTCAGCGGGTCCATTCTCATCAGTGCGTTTGTGTTGAACTTGAAATAGTGCGTTTCGCTCGTCAACTGGCGTTCCGTCAGCAGTGATCGATTGCAAGCTGCCTCAATGTGAACCAGCCATCGGTTAAGGCAGTTCGTCAGGTATGCCAGATGCTTCTCTGCCAAACTGTTGTAAGACACTGACGAATCATCGCCAAGGATCTCTTCTAGGCAGAACCACATCGCAGCCTCTTGCCGCTGAAATAGCCGTTGCTCAATCCACTGCGAATCCTTGCCGCTCATGGAAACCATGTTTGCCTTAATACCTTCGCGAAGCATCGCCGTTTTGCCAGTGTTCTCTGCCCCGTCGTGAGCTTCGCGAAACATCGATAAGAATTTCTTTGCTTCCTCTTCATTACGGAACATTCCGCCAGGAGCTTCGAGAATTAGAGATCCGCTGAATCCCTTTTTGGCAAGGTTTCGAACTTGATCCTCTGCCGATAATCCAGCGTCAAGACTGTTGCTCATGACCGCAGACGCATTTAATCCAGCAAGGCCACTAAAGCTCAGGCCATGCACAAAAAACACGTCTTCATCCGGAAACCAAACCGTTTGACTATCCTCGGTCACTCCGAGTTTTGCTGCCAATGGCTCGTGCTTACACAAAACAGTGCCGTGCCATCGCTTGCCCTCGAACCATTCGCTGCTTGAACGGTCTGGCAACATTGGCCACAACGCAACTGGCCGTCCGCCTTCGCGCTCAACAACGCATCGCCAGTTGCCGTACAACAGAAGACTCGGTGCGCCAAACATTTTCCACTCTGGAGCAGTCTGGTAGTCGTTTGGCCGCGTGTGTACGATCTTATGGCCGGCATGAGAACGCTCAATGCTGCTGCCGCGTTCCAGCCTGCGATGGCAGTTGATAGGCAGTTGCGAAAAGTGCCCGGCAATTTTGTTTACTGCATACCAAACTGGTGCATATTCGATCGCCCTGCGTGGCGTTAACTTAGCAGTGCCAAACTCCGGCGAAGTGCCGAAAAAGGCACCCAACCCTGAGCCAACTCGTGTGATAAAACGTCGAAACAGTTCCATATTTGGGCCTTCAAACGATGAATAAAGAACCTGTCGGACGCGATGGAGCCAGCATGGCCAATCTAATGCCCATCACCAAAGCCACGGCAGCGTCGATCTTCTCGCTCGAATTCCGCTTATCTGGCATCATTTTACCTTGTGCGTTGCTGGTTGTCATCATGTTTAGAGCACACCAGCGGAGGATGTTGTCAGACTTTTCTGGTACAAATCTGTTTTCTCTAATTGCTGCCGATAGTTCCTGCATCGGCTCGTGGAACTGAAAGCAGTTCTGTGGCATTTTCACTACGTCTAAACCGGCTTGTGATAACTCATCCCCGAGCTGTGCTGCGTTGTACGGATCGTATGCCACCGCCCGAACACCGAGTTCGTCTGCCACTTGTAGAAAGTCGTCTCGCAACGCTGCGACCACATACCGCGACACCGTGAGTTCGCCTCGAGCAATCCATCCGGCCCACGGTTGCTTCTTTAAATCGCGTTTGGTTTCATCGACGATGAACGATCGCGTGAATGCCTCGTAACGCCAGATGGTTTTGCCTTCCTCATCTTCATCGATTGGAAACCTAGCGACCACCGCAAAGGATGCAAGGTCATCACGGCCGCCTAAGTCAATTCCTGCAGTGATCGCGTCTGCATGTCGCCACGATGACAGCGTGTCGGCCATGTCGTCCCAATCGGCTGGCAAAATAAACCGCTCGTAGGCAGACACCTTGCGATTGCAGTGATACCGGGTGAATCGATTTAGTTCGACCGGCGACGTTTTCGCCTTTGCGGCTGCCTCGCGCAGAGACTCAAGACCAATTGAGACATTGATATTTGGGTTTGCCTTTGGCCACAACGACTCATTCAAAGCATCGTCGTTTTCATCGAGTTCAAAAATGTATGAAAAGTATGATTCGTCAACGAACTCCCCACGAACAACGCCTGTTGCGTAGTCGTAATCTTCCTGCCACAACTGGCTTGTGTCATCTCCGGCCGTCGTAAAGTCCCCGATTAGTGGCTGCGAGCGGTTTCCAGATCCAGTCATCATCGTATCGTAGAACTTCCGGTGATGCTCTCTCCATGCGTGTTTCTCGTCCATCAACACCATGTGAGGGTTCAATCCGTCAAACGGCTTGTCGCTGCCAATGCAATGAATATAGCCTTTGTTATGATTGAACGTGATTTGCTTGTTGATCGGTGTCGAAAGAGCCTTGACGTGTTCCGACTGGCCCCGCATTCGCTCAATCTCGGCATACATCACTTTCTGAACCTGCTCCTTTTTCGTGGCACAAAGTACAACTTCTGCCACATCTTCTGGCCTCCCGGTGAATGGATTTACGTCTGACATCGCTCCAAGTAGGGCGATCCCAGCTCCGAGAGTTGATTTGCCGTTCTTGCGTGCCATCGTCCAAAAGAATCTGCGAAAGCGTCTTGTGCGGTCCCCACATCGTTTCCAGCCAAAAATGTTCCACACGCCGAACAACTGCCAAGGTTCCAGCTCGAACGGTTTTCCGGAACACTTGCCGATTGAGTGTTTCAAGATTTCAGGGAAAAAGTCGCAGCAGGCCGACGCCACATCGAGCGAAAAGTAATACGGGAAATCCGGGCTGTTCTGTCGCTCAAGATCGTCCACATATCGCTGCACTGCTGCCCGATGCGAAACACACGACACAATGCGACCGCTTAGCACGTCCTTGACGTACTTATCGACGGCTTTATGTGTGTCGCTCTTACGCTTCATCCTCGCCCCATCCTTGCCATTATTTTGGCGAACGGATCTTCCTTTTTGTCATCCAGCTTTAGGCTTGTCAGTTTTTGACGACTTGCTGGCGTAAGGCCCAACTCTGGCAGCAGCTTGTTGAGTTGCTCGCGGAACTTATTCATTTCCGACACGTAGGCGTTTCGCGTTATTGTTCTGTTGCCATCTTTGTCAAAACCTTCAATTGCGAGTCCGGTCTCAGCAACTTTTTCGCGGGCTTCCATCCATTTCGCATAGGTCGTGCAATATGCCACGAGCACTTCGCGAGTATCAGATGACAACACGCCGTTCGCTTTAAGGTCCACACTCAGCTCGTTCCACTTTTGTGTTTCCACCTCGCCGAACCAGTCAGGCATTTCTGGCGATAGTCCATCTGCTTTTGGCGCAGACTTGTTTTGCCGCTTTGGATTTTTCCGGAATGCCCCTGTTGCGTGCTTGACTTCTGCTGCCAGTGGTTTTCGTCCTCGTGCCATTTCCTAAAACCTCAATTTTGTGGAGATATGCGTGTGGG